CCAGATCAGGACACGGGTCGGGCCGGACCTTCTGGCTGCGGGCGGCCCTGAGGCGCCGGGTGGTGGTGGCCATGCTCAACTCACCGGATATGGGCCTGTTTGTTGTCCCATTATTGCATCAGTGAATGCTTAGGCGCCATAGCCATAGCTCACTGTAGAGAAGCTGATAGGGCCAGAGCTGGAGAGATAGATCAAAAGCTGACTTGTGCTGTCCACAATGTCATCGAACGTTGCTGCGGGGAATTGCAACAACTGATCTTTGACCACATTGCTCCATGGGGCAGAACGAGGCAGGAACACCCGGCCGTTGTTAAACTCCACGCTGGCAGCATTGGCGCGGGATTCCTTGCCGCCCATGTCACCGACCCCGGCGGCAACCACTTGATAGCCGTGGGCGCCCTGCGTGAGGGTTTTGATCACTGCAGCACCGTTGGCTTTTTTCTCAATCACCAGCTCCCCGAAGCGGTGCCGGGTGTGCATTGAGCGGATCATGCTCACCGTAGCGGGAAAGTCCAAGCGCTCATTCACTAGATCCAGTAGCCATGCGCCCTGGTTGGTCTGCCCCCACAGGGTCATCGCCACCATGTCGCTGCCGGCGGTGTCGTCAAAGGTGCAATCGACCGACAGGATCCGGCGGATGAAGTGCGTCGGCAGCTCGGGATCATCGGGCTTGCCGGGCCAGGCCGGGCAGCCGTAGAACCGCATCCGATCCAGGAAGAACACCGTGCCCTTCCCGGCGCTCGGCCGCTGCTGATAGATCGACTCCCAATCCCGCTCCGGCGTGTTGGCCTTCTTCCGCCTGATCCATCGCTCGTCAAAGCGATCGCGATCCAGTGCCTCACCGGGCTGACGGCTGTCGGCCTCGCGGGTGACGGTGGCCGGTAGGGGCTTGATGTCGTTGGCGGGCACCGCCGCGATCGGCAGGGAGACCACGTGCCAGCGCTCGCAGTCGTCTTCCAGGCCCTCTTTCTCCAGCTCCAGGTTCTTGCTCAGCAGGTAGCCGATCAGATCGGCCTCATGCCAGCGGGTGTGAACCACCACCACGCCGTTGCCGGGCTCCTCACGGGCGCTCAGCACCGAATCCCACCAGTTGTGGACCTGCCGGCGGAAAGCCGCTGACTCGGCCTCCTCTCGGCCCTTGATTGGGTCATCGATGAACAGCCAGTGCCCTGGCTTGCCGGTGCCCTTGCCGATGCCTGCAGTCCAGATCGTTCCGATCCCATCGGCGGTGCCCCATTCCTCCTTCCCTGAGCGGGTGGGGCTCAACGGGCCACCACTGGCGGCGAAGTAATCGCGGGCATTCTCGGAGAACCCCACCGCAAGATCCTGGGTCTGGCAGCAGATGCCCCCGGAGCGATCGGGGAACCGCCGCAGGCAGTAGCCGGGCAGGAACCGACTGAAGATTGTGGACTTCCAGTGCCTCGGGGGGAGCTCCACCATCAGCCGCGGCAGGTCGCCATCGGCGAAGCGCTGGCCAAGGGCGATCAGCCGTTCTGTGTGAGGCGTAAACGGGAAGCGCGGGAAGGCATCAGCGATGTACTGCCTGAAGGAATTGGTGTAGGGCTCCACTGCCGCCGGGATCGCCGCTTCTGCGGCCCTGGCCTCCTGCACCTCCCGCATCGCGGGGAAGCCGCCCCAGTCGTGGTAGGCGGCGTGGTGGAGGAGGTTTAGGGGCATCAGGGGCGGGGTTCAGTGACTACAAAGCCCGTCATCGCCGTAGCCGCAGATTTCCTCCGGGGTGCGGTCGTCAAGCACTGGGAGGGGCGGACGTTCAGCGAGGCGATAGGGGAACTGGCGGCTAGGAAGGCGGCGACTAGGGGGTGATGGCCCTCGATCAGCTAAGGCGTCAAGCTGGGCAGTGATCGCGGCCAGCTTCCGATCATTTACCAACCCCTGCGCCCAGCAGCATGGGCGAAGTGGGCCAAAGCTCTGTCCCGTTACAAGGCAGGCCTGGCGTGTTGCGTGGACAAAAGCCACAATCTCTGAATGATCGGATGTGGTTCCGCAGTGGAGGCAGGGCTGGAAACTGGGGCGGTCCATGGGCCAGCGGCTAGGGGGTGACGGGCGGAGGAAAGGGATGATAAGCAAAGTCTTCAATTATCTCTCGGGCATCTGCCGCCGTTTTTAGCAATCCGACTTCCAGTAAATCGTTACACATTAAAAGCCATTCACGCAAATCATTCCTTAAGTACGGACTCCTCTCAACATCTTTTGACATTGAGAATAAAGCGCCTAGTGTGTCACCCCTATCACAAAAACCAAAGGCGCGTTGCTTGCACCATTCTAGGTACTGCTCAGGTGTTTGCATTGGCATGGTTCAGTCAATGGCGGGGATAGTGTTGTGGCTCACTGAAGTCACCGTATAGGAGCCGTTGAAGTGTTCATTGGGGCCAGTAATCCCTTTCACCACGATGGCTTCGCCTGTAATCGGTGATCTCCAGGCCACTTCTGGCAAGGGTTCATCATTGACGTAGGCCAGATCGGCTTCAGTTGCCAGCTTGAGTGGTATGAGGATGCACCGGCACATCGGGTGCTTAGGTAGAGGTGGCGTGTTCGCCCTGATCGTCAGCGGCGCGGGCCAGAAACCGTGGCGGCGCAGGATCTCGCCACTTACGACCTCGTAGCGGGGCAGTCTTGATGGAAACCGCAGCCGGCCCAGGCGCCAACGGTAAGCATGACTGAATGGATCCTTGGCCCACAGCACCCTCAGCCAAGCCTTGGCGATCCACCCCATGTCGCAGGTGATCACCTCTCCCGTCTCCGGGTTGCACGCGAACACATTGCCAATCCTGCGCCCCGTGCGGTCGTAGACGGTGGCGCCGTTGGGGTACTGCTGGCGGAAGGCGGGGGTGTTGGCGTCAAGCATGGGGGCTAGGAGTGGTGGTGGGTGGCAAGTAGAGGGGCTGCCAGTGGGTGGGCTCAAAATCGTAGTAATGCAATTCTTCATCTGTATAAACCCAAAACGTATGCGGATTTTGTGCGCCCGGCTTAAGCCGAACACCTGGCTCATGGTGAATAGTTATTGTCCAGCCGATTTGCATCTCACTTCCATCCCAGGCAAGAACTTTGGTCCCATCCCTAGGCGCCGTTTCAATCGGCTGCCAGGCGCTGCGCTGGTTCCAATCCGCCAATGCCTGCTCTGCTTTTTCAGTGTCGATCTGTGCGGTTCCGTCGCATGATTTAACCTGTGACAACAGATCGGCAAGCGCTGATTGAACTCCCACAGGGCCATCGTGGCAGCCACTGAACCCAGGATGCGCCAGGATCGCCTCAGCCAGCGCTGCAGCGCTGAAAACAATGTCTTTGCTGTCGTAGTCGAGGCCCACCTTATTGATGATCTCGGCCAGCCTCAGGACGCGCTCCGCCTCGGGCTTAGGAAGCTCAGGTGAGGCCGTGGCAGCCGCGGCAATGGCGCGGGTTTGAGCCCAGGCTAACTGCTCGGCGGAATCCAGCGATTCCCATTGGTTGAACTCATCAGCCTGCGCGTTCCACTGCTCGCGCAGATCGTGCTCTGAGAATGGGCCGGGTTCAACTTGCCCTGGATTGGAAGACAGGGCAATGAGGCGGGGGTCGGTCATCGGTGGTGGTGGCAAGTGGATTGGTCGCGTGGTGTCGTCAGTTGCATTCAATAGCAACATACTCAGCGGCTTCTGAGTCCCATTTTGTTACCGGAAGTCCGTGGTAGCCGCCGTGCAATCTTCCCATTGGGGCGTATACGTGCCTCTCTTTGCAGTAAAGCTGAAACGCACGGCTACCTAGGATGACCTCAGTAGGTTCAAGATCCCTTTGCTCAACCTCAGCGAGAAGCTCGTCTAGCCGCTCGCTGACCAGCTTCCCGGATGACAGCCGCTCACCTTCCTCGGCGGCCTTCAGCAGCTTGTGGGCGTGATCCATGGCAATGGCCAGCGGATCGCCCTCGGCTGGCTCCATATCCCACCCGTCAACAGCATCAGCTAGCTGCTTCAGGGCGGCGCGAAAGTCTGGTTGGGTCATGGGCGGTGGTAGCGATATAAGCAATGATCAAGCCAATCAAACCTTAGCCAATGTCACCCCTGCCGCCTGCCCCTGATACTTCCCATCCCCATAGGGCTGGTCGCAGGGCAGCCCTTCAAAAAACTGGGCCTGACAGATGCCTTCATCGGCGTAGATGCGGCAGTCGGCGCCTGATGAATTGCTCATCTCCAGGGTGAGGTATCCCTCCCAACCCGCTTCGCCTGGGGTGAGGTTGATGATCACGCCACAGCGAGCGTAGGTGCTCTTGCCAATGAATTCGGCGGTGACGTTGGATGGGAGCTTGAGGCGCTCTATGACCACGCCGAGGGCATAGGTGTGGCCGGGGAGGATGAAGAAGTCACCATCCCGCTCATGGTGGTGCAGCTCTGCGTGAGCCAGGCAGCGGTCATCAAAATCCTTAGGATCAACGATCAGGCCGGGGACGTGCCGGAAGATGCGGAACTCCTTAGGCGAAAGCGTGAGATCGTAGCCGTAAGAGGAGCAACCGTAGCTGATGACCTTGCGCTTGTAGGTGTCCCACGGGGCGCCAGGAAAGTGCGATTCTACCTCCCGGATCTTCCCAGGCTCAAAGGGGCTGATCATGCCCTCGGCGGCGAGCTGGCGGATGCGCCAGTCGGGGATCGGGCCGGCGGGCTGTAGGTGGCGAATCCCCCTGGAACCAGGGATGAATGCCTCGCGCTGATCGTTTGGTGGGGTCATGGGCGGCGAATGCGTGCGGGCTTGCGGCGGTTGATGCGGGCGCGGGCGGCGGCCAGTCGCTTGCGTGGTGTGGCAGGGGCCTCTGGGCTGCAGAGGGCCTTGAAGCGCGCTGGCTCACCCTCGGGCGCAAGGCAGGCGATGCGGGGCGGCGGAGATTGCTGCTCCATGAGACCAAGGCAAAGGGTGGTTGTTCTGTGGCTATCCTGACAGGGATTGGCTCATCCCGCACGCGGGTCATACAGCTCACATTCGGCTGCAAAGCCGGGGTTGCTGGCTTTCGCTTCCGGCACCTCGTCTTTGCAGGGGTTTGATCCACCACGCCAGCGGCTGCAGTCAAAGCACGAGGGGCCGGTCCTGGCACGCTGCCGCAGAATTTCCGGCCAGAGCTGGGCGTGCGTGTCGCCGCGGCGAACCGAGCACACCGCTTCATGGGAGCAGTCCAACTGCCTGGCCAGGCTGCAGCTGCTCAGCGGGGACAGCAGGATCAGGCGCACCTCATCAGGGCTCAGCGGGCGGCGCTGCTTCTTCTTGGGTGGCGACTGGCTGCGCTCGCCCTCCCAGGCAGTCCAGCGATATTCACAGCTGTGGCACCGATACCGGCGGCGGCGGCGGCCATCTCGATTCAGCCGGGTGTCAGCTGTTCGGAAGCTGTTGCCGTGGCACCTGGGGCATTCGGCTGGGGGGGTGGTCATGGATGCACCGATTGCACGCCCCCCGGCGTGTGGCTGCCCACCCCATCGAGCCAGTCGGCCCTGACGCTGCTGCCGTAGTGCTTGCGGAATTGCCGGGCAATCTCGTGGGCGACGGCGGCGGAGTCCTGGCGACAGCGCCGGCAGATTTCGCCCGTGGCGCATGTGCCTGTTACTGGATCAATGAGTCGGCAGATCGCAAGGGCCATGCGATCAGCGGGGGTGGGGCTAGCATCAGCAACGACGGAGGCCGGTTCCCTGCTATGCGCAGCCGGTCCATCGGTCCATGGCGCGGCTCCCTGAGGGGTCGGCATCGGAAGCCACGGGCCAACCTGGGGCAGATAATAAAACCACCAGGATCCATCCGTGTTTTGGCGGATGGTTGAGCCTGCGGGAATGTCCGGGAGGCGTTCAGGCATTGGGGGCCTCCAGCTCGGTGGCAATGCGCTCCAGGAAGTCCGCCGCAGCGAGCACACCCGCTGCAAACCTCGGGTGAGAGCTGTCGCCGACCAGGTCTTCCGTTCGAGCTGAAGCGGCGCGGAGTACAGCGGCGGCAACCTCTTCATCCCAAAACGCATCGGCCTCGCCAATCGCGTCCTTCACCGCCTGCGCGGCGGGGGAAAGTGGTTCGCTCACGCCTCCACCTCCCCGGCCTGGGGTAGCGGGATGGCGTGGAAGGGGCGCCAGTGGGTGTCATCGTCGCTGCGCCAAGTGAGCGCCCAGACTGGAGCCGTATCGAGTCCCTCGTGTGACTCCGAAAACCACCAGCACCTCCCCTCCGCATCGCAATCCCCTCCCTCTGACTCGGGGCGTGGGTCTGGCAGCCTTTCACTCACCGCCACCGGCACCACCGCCGGGGCGGGCGCGGCGGAGAATGCCCCAAAGCGGTCCAGCTCGGCACACGCGAGACCCAGTATGTGTTGCTGCTGCTGGAGCAGGGTGGCGGCGCGGTCCAACATCTCCTGCAGCTCAGTCTCGGGCCACGCCCCGATCTCCTGCATTTTCCGCAGGTGCGCGGCGTGGTTTTCCAGCCACGCCGCCAGCTCCCCCACCTCCCCCACCCCCGGCAGCCGCTCGCTCACCGGGATGGGCTTCGGAGCGGGTGCGGGCGCGGAGAGCTGCTGGAGCAGGGTGGCAATGCGAAGAAATCGTTTTGCCCATTGCGTTTGCGCGGCTGGGGCAATGGCGACCTGGCCCCTCATCCACGCCACCAACTCCTCCACCTCCCCCGCCTCCGGCGCTGGCGGGGTGGTGGGAGGGTTGCCGAGCAGCCACTGGCTGGCCGGGCAACTCAGGATCGCCTCGGCCAGCGCAGCGGCTCCCATCCGGCGCGTTCCTTGAACCTCTCGGATGATCGCGGCAAGCTGGTTGACGTGTTCGGGGTTGGTGCTCATGGCGCCTCCGTAGTGGTGGTGGTGGTTTCAGCCTCGCCAACCGGCCGACCCCGCAGCCAGGCCTCAACATCGGCAAGCACGGCGGGCGGAATCTGGCGCGTCCGTCCGCAGGGGATCAATCGCTGATCACCCCACATATTGAGATCGGGTAACCATTCAGAAGTGAAAATAACAGCTGCTTTACTGCATCTGCAGCGCGATCTTTTTTCAGTTTCGCCCCATGATCGATTGAATTTAACAAGCCAGACTGGACAGCCTTCGGCCATGCCGGGCCTGGCGGTGATCGCTAAGTGCCCGGCGCCGGCGGGGCCGTCGTAGAGGGTGTGAGTGGTCATGTCGGCCTCCTGAGATCAGCAAGGGCACGGGTCAAGTCCATGGATGCGCGATCGCTCAGCGTGGCCACCGGGGCAGCCTCGGGGGTGGGGACTATTTTTGTGGCGCCATACACGTGGTCAGCGGCCAGCGCGAGGGAGCCGGGGATCGGCCGCGCCTCCAGCGCTTCCACCCTGGCAACCAGCGGCTCCAGTGGAAAGCGCTCGTTGAGATCCGTGACGGCCTGATGCAGTTGCTCCAGCGCCTCCACCCGCTCCAGCAGGTGCACAAGCACCTGTGCAAAGAAGGAGCGGCGGCCGGCAGCGTCACGCACCCAGGCCAGCAGAGCCTCGGGGGACGGCGGTTCGATCACGGCTTCATCTCAGGCTGCGCCAGCACCGACCGCAGCCACTCGGCAGCAGCTTCGTTGCTGTCGTGAAAATGGCTGTGGGCCTCGAGGCCGCCGAGCATCAAACCGGCGATCCCTGGGCCGGCTGCGGCCTCCAGGAGGCGGCCAACTTCGCCGGCCTGGTGAATCAGCCAGCCGCCTAGGCAATGCGTGGTGTCGTAGGTGTGCCAGGCGCCCATCTCTAGCGCACCCTCTTGGAGGGCGGCAGCTGCGGCAGCCATAAGGCGCTGAGGAGCGTCGGCGGCGATGGCAATGCCACTGGCCCCGGCGAGGTTGGCCCCGATGAGGCTGGCCCCGATGAGGCTGGCCCCATTGAGGTTGGCGTCGATGAGGTTGGTGCCGTTGAGGTTGGCGTCGATGAGGTTGGTGCCGTTGAGGCTGGCGCCTTTGAGGTTGGCCCCGATGAGGCTGGCCCCATTGAGGTTGGCGTCGATGAGGCTGGCCCCATTGAGGTTGGCGTCGATGAGGTTGGTGCCGTTGAGGTTGGCGTCGATGAGGTTGGTGCCGTTGAGGCTGGCGCCTTTGAGGTTGGCCCCGATGAGGCTGGCCCCATTGAG